TGTTTTGCCTCGTATTTTATCAATAGCTTTAACGGGATTGTAAGGCTCTTGATTAGCCTCAATAGCCAATGCCGCGTACCCAGCAATATCTACTAAACTGTCACGATGTTGCGCTGTCGAACTTAGCCGGGCGACTTTTGCAAGAATGAAGAATAGTGCGACATCTTCCCGGCTGAACTCGACGCCTTTATAAGCCTTCCACAACTCAGCAATCTTCTTAAAGTTTTCGCGCGATTCACCGTAGTTTTTACCGCGCTCATTGATAACACTCGATACTTCGCGCAACACAGAGGCCGCGCTAAACGGTTCGACAGTCATTTATCTCTTACCCTTTTCCAGACGCTTACGCTTGAGAAGCGTATGCGGCATCGGCTTTTGCAGTTTTTGCGTATTTTCACGCGCCAATGCTGCGGCTTTTTCAATAACAAGTTTCTGTAAATTGTTCATTCTTCCCCCAAGGGCACGGAACCCAAGCCATCACAAGTGTCGCAAGTGTCATAATATGCGACCAACTCTCCACCAAAAACATAGTCAGGAACGCCGCGCTCATACTCACGCTGACCCTCGCCCTCGCAATCTTCACAGATTTTATGATTTTCAATAACAGACATAATAACCCCTTTGACCAAGTATTAGGGGCTAAAATATTCCTGTCAAGACTATTAGGTGTTTAACATATTCCTCACGCCGCAAACGCTATGGATACATTCTACGTCCTCAATGCAAAGGTGACTTTCCTTTTCAGGTGAATATTGCTTCACAACAAATTTTTCATCTGTCTTTGCGACTAGGTGCCTGCAAATGGCAAAAACCTCGCCATCGGCCTTCAAGTGAATAATAACATCGTCACCGTCTTTACATTCAATACAAGGACTGGCGTACAAGATTTCGCCCTTACGAAATCGTGGCTCCATTTCGGTGCCTCTTTGCACCATTGCATAAGCTTCATCATCTTCAATGAGCCAAGGGGGTCTTTGGGTCATGGTTTCTCCGAATTTTCCTTTAACAATTTTTACTGGCGTTTCAGAAAAATTCATTGCTGGGGAGTTATCGAACAAACCGATCATAGGTAGATTAGTTTTCATCGAAGACACTACAATTCTGCGCTGGGCCACTTCCATTGCGCGTGTGTCTGTCGAAGCTGTTTCGTCTATAAACTCTCTAACATCACAGCCTAAAACCTCTGCTAGTCGCCTCAATTTATCCGATGCCGGGTTTAATAAAGTACCTCGCTCGATTTTGCTAACTATGCTTTGGGAAACACCCGCCGCCCTTGCTAATTCTTCTTGGGACATATTGGCGTTTGTTCGTACATAATTAAGACGAGAATACATAAATTACCTTGCTTATTTTTCTTATTACTATTTGCTTATAATTCCTTTTATGCCAGCCGTGCATATTAGTAAACAATTATTATTAGTCTTGACGAAAATTTTATTTGACCGCGCTTGCAAATCCTCATAGTAATCGTGCATAGTCATGTTGAGAATAATTTGATTACTGAGATGAGCAGATGCACCTATCCGAATATTTAATCGAAAACAATCTTACGCAACAGAACTTTGCCGACATGCTGAATGTCAGCCAGCCCACCGTTAGCAAGTGGCTTCAGGGGCTAACTCGACCAAGCTGGGAAGTGATTAAGTTAATCACAGAGGAAACAGAGGGCGCGGTCACGGCAAATGATTTTCTGATTTTACCGTACTTGGATGAAACCGGATGATCCTTGGCATTGACCCCGGCGCGTCAGGCGCATTGGCATTTTTCGACATCGCAAAAGGTGTTTTGGATGTACACAATATGCCCGTGGTCGAAATAAAGCGCGGCGGCAAAGGCAAGCGCGAAGTCAGCCCCCAAATGTTAAAAGCCATCATCGGTGCGCGACAAGTGGACAGCGCATTTCTTGAAAAGGTCGGAGCGATGCCGGGTCAAGGCGTTAGCAGCATGTTCCAGTTTGGCAGATCGGTTGGCATGGTAGAGGGTGTTTTGGCGGCTTTGGATATACCGACCAGCTACGTCACGCCGCAAGTGTGGCAGAAATCGGTGAGCGCACGGGGCGGCAAGGATGCCAGTCGTGCAAGGGCGGCAGAGCTATATCCGGCTTACGCCGCAAACTTTCAACTTAAAAAAGACAATGGCAAAGCAGACGCCGCGCTGATTGCTTGGTTTGGAGCGCAGCAATGAACGGATTTGAAAGACATGCCAGCGCATTTCAAAGCAAAGCAAACCCAAACGTGCATCTTAGCGCATCGACGTTTGCGTTAATAGTAAACGCGCCCGACGTTTTCGTAGCGGAAAAACTCTACGGCAAGCGCGGCCCAATGGGGCCAGCACCGTGGCGCGGAATCGTTATCGAAGATGCTGTTTCCAGTGTACTGCAAGGGGGCAGTCACGAAGACGCAGTAGAAAAGGCACTAGAAACTTTCGACAAGAAAATGTTGTTTGGCGATGAAGCGACAGCCAAAGAACGCGCGATGATTGAGCCTTCTGTCGAACTGACCCTCGAAGCGTTGAAGCCTTACGGTGAACCAGAGTTTGCAGAGGGCGGGAAGCAGCAGGCTATTAGTCTTAAATGTAAGACAGACGATTGGACTATACCGTTTGTCGGGTATCTCGACTTTGTATTTCCGAAGCACGGCTTGATTATTGACCTAAAAACGACAGGCCGGATGCCGGGCGTAATGAGCAGAACACACCAAGTTCAAAGAGCCATATACGAGCGCAGCAGTGGCAACATGTCTTGCAAGTTTTTGTACGTTACCCCGAAGAAATTCGAGTTCAAGGAAGACGGTGATGTCAAAGAAACTCTGGAATATGTAAAGACAATGACCATTCGCGCCGAAGCATTTTTGAATCAGGGCGATAGAGAGCATTTAAGGCAGATTGTACCAGTTAACCCCGAAAGTTTTTACTGGCGGGGCAATGAAGATGCTCGTCGTGAATTGTACGGCGTGTAAGCGTGGCAGACGGTTTCTGTCAATCAAGTAGTCAAGTAGTCAAGGAGAAATAGACCATGTTTGACATAGATACAGGTAGTAGCGGATCGGGCAGCACCGGCCCGTGGATTAACTGGCACTCAAAAGAAAGCAACGATGGAGCGATTGCTGGTCGTAGCTTTAGCTTGCGTGATGATGAAGGCCGCAAGGTTTTCAAAGGGTTTGATAAGGGTGTGATTTTTGACATCGACAATATGAAGTTAGGCTGGTCGTTTTCAACAGGTGCCGTTGGCTCACCGCCAGAATGGAAGTGGAACCCTAGCTTGTCGCAGTTCCTACCATCACCCGGCGCAGAATGGAAACGTGGGTTTTCCATTCCGATTGCTACCAAAAAGGGCAATGTGGCTCTGTGGGAGCAAGCTGCGGCTGGGGCTTACCAAGGTTTTGAAAAGCTGGTGCCACAGTTGCGTGAACGCGATGGCACAAAACTGCCAGTGGTAAAAATAGACGGTTATGAAACCATCCAAGGTAAAAGAGGCTCGTTCAACGTGCCGAACCTGAAGGTGGAAAGCTGGGTTGATCGGCCTGAAGCATTTAAGGAAACGATTGCGACAGAGCCAGAACCCGCAAAATCGGCACCCGCCGATGAGCCGGATGACGACGACGCATTTTAATTAGTTTGCCGCTTTACCCTTTAGCGGCAGGGGGCGTGGGGACGATACTCCCATTTCAGACCTACGCCCCTAACCTCCACCAAATTTCAGGATTTTTCGATGTCCAAAAAAGAAGCAGCTTTTTTTCCGTTCTCGCCAACGAACGTAGAGCTTTTCTTAGATTTTGACGGGGCAGCTAAGTGCGACGATCAGCTTCTTGCAGTTAAAAGCTATCAATCTGTCTTCAAAGATTTCACTGAGCCGTTAACTAAGTCAAACGTCAATGATACCAATAAGACAAATGTAGGAAATTTTCTGAGTGACCCCTTTCTTGTGCGGGGCTGGGAAACAGCGCTAGAGATGTTAATGGCACAGAAGGAAAGCCCCCCAGCCTTTTTTCTGTCGAATAAATTTTACGCTCACGCATATCAAATGATAAAAAAAACGGTTGAAAAACTTGATAATGATAACTTTCAAGAATTTTTTGAAATTAATGCTACCTGCCCATATCCTGTCACTTTGTTTTACCTGCCTCGTTCTAACATACCGATTTTGGGCATTAGAAATGATTTTAGTTCCTATTATCTTTGGCAATCATTTTTAAAGGGAGAAAAGGGCGGCATGGTATTTTTCCACGATATAAAAGCAAACGAAATTTTTTCTTGCACCGTCAATGAACATGCCATGAGCGATATGAGCAGAAATATTTGGACAGAAAAGTTGGAGGTTTTAAATGACCAATATCTAGAGGTCTATTTTCATCAAGCCTTGTACACGGTTTCATTAAGCAATGCCGCCATCAAATCACCCGCCACAGATTGTTTGCCCGTCAACTCAAGTAATAAAGTCACTAAAATAAAAGATCGGAAAGACGAGCATAAGCTATATCGGGTGCGGCTGTCGGACAACAAAGGCAGCAGACGCGCACCTATGTTTTATGTCCCTCGAAAAGAACACGATGTAAAAGGCCACACACGGACATACAAAAAATCAGGCAAAACAATTTACATCAAAAACCACAAGCGAGGCGACGCTAGCTTGGGCGTCATTACGAAAGACTATTTATTGGATGACTAACGTACTCAAAGCCTCAGTAAACGCCGACCTTCAGCAAGCAGAGGCTCACATAACAAAGCTATTTTCCCCCTTCGACGGTGTATATGAGGGCAAGGTCGAGATACGCTGCCTACACGCCGAAACAAACGTCGCGGTCAGCCAGAACTTTCATTTCAATCAGCTTTCTGACGCTGCCAAATACGCAATAGATATGAACACCGACTACAATATTTATGTCGGCGTAAACCCGCGCTCAAAGGACACGAAGGGCGCAGCCAAAGCAAAGGCGATAGAGGTTTGCCATTTCCAGTTTGTTGATGCTGACGACAGTGAAGCAGTCAAAAAGATAAAGAACTCGCCAATAAAACCGACTTTTGTAGTGGAAACAGGCCGCAACCCTGTGCAGCGTGTTCACGCATATTGGCAGCTTGAAGACCCCAGCCGGAACATAAAGGCTTGGAGCGAACAGCAGTCAATCTTGGCCGATTATTTCGGCGGTGACAGAGTGATCGACCCGCCAAGGATTATGAGGCTTGCCGGGACAGTAAATCATCCGTCAGAAAAGAAACGCGCTAGAGGTTACACAACAGAGCGAACCAGATTAATCGACAAAGCGCGTCAGCCCGTCAATGCGGCAGAAATGTGGCAAGCGTTTGGCAAG